CGCATATCGGAACGCAGTTGAGAAAGTTCAGCCTCAATGGCTTCTCTTTCCTTTTGTGCTTTCTTTAAAGCCTTACGCAATTCTGCGGGGCCATTATCTTGTTCTTCTGTTTCGTCTTCGTATTCGTATTGGTTGGCCATTGCAGCCACTCCCTTTCATTAAGTTGTCGTATGCCACATACACAAACAGGGGAATCTGTGATGGCTCATACTGCCGGTCTTCGGTTACGCTTCTAAGTGCCGGTGCGCTTAGTAGGTTTTTAAATCTGGCCTGACATACCGCGTGATAAAGAAGTTCTACCTACGCCTGTTTGACCAGCAAATCTTGATTGCTCTTCTTGAGCAAGTTTTTGTAATTTTTGTTTGTATTCAGCTGAACCTGCACCACCAAAAATTGCACTTGTTGTTTCTTCAAAACCAACAGGTTGTGAACCAGGTGTTATAGCACTGAGTCTTTGTGCTTCAGGAAGAATTTGTGCAACCTGTTCAAAACCTTGACGGGCTTCTTGTTGTGTAACACCAAGTTGACCAGAATAAGTTTCAGCCATAGGTGTTGTAACTTGTAAACCTTGACGTGCTGCTTCAGCACCAAACTGTGCAGCTTTTTGTTGACGTGTAATAAATGGTAATGCACGCTCAGGATCAAGCACATAAGCTAACATATCACCTGATTGCAAACCGTAAAGTTTGCGTAAAGAATCAGTAAAGAATGGGTCAGCATTTTGAATAGATTGGTTAGCAATATTTAAACGTTCTTGTAGTTCTGCTGGTGAAACATCACCACCAATGAATTTAGCAAAATCATCATATTGGTCATAAAACCCTATAGGTAGTTGTGAATCACGCATAACTTTTTTGTAAGCTGTTTCAGTAGAAATATAAGTTCCAGGATCTAATGGTGGAAGTCCTGCTTTTTTGCGATTCTCATTACCAATAAAACGTGCTTTAAATTCTGGGGTTTTTTGTAACTCTATTGCAACAACACGGTCAGTTAAACCTTGATTTTTAAGTTCAACAATTTTGTTGGCTAATTCAGGTATACCGTACTGTGCAAACAAATCTTGTAAGTATGCAATGGAATCTATACGTTCTTCAGTATCGTCAACAACTACTCTGTTACGAAGTCTTTCGGCTTCAGCCTCGGTTTCAAGGCGAAGTCTTTCGGCCTCAGCAATAGCAGCAGCAGATGCTTTATCTTTAGCAGCATCAGCAGCGGCTTTATCTTTAGCAGCCTTATCTGTTTTTGCTTTAGCAGCAGAAGTGGCACTAATTTTAGTTTGAGTTTCAGCAACACGTTGTTGACGTTGTTGTTGAGCCGCTTTATTAGTTGCAACGGCTTTAGCCATTTTATCTTTAATAGATTCAGCCATTTACGCCTCAAATCCAAGTGTTCTTAAAACTTCATAACCAGTACCAATATATTCATTTTGAGCATTCTTAGTATATTTATAACGCTCATCTTTTTTCAAATCACGTTCAAACTGCCACAAAGGCATAAGCGTAGGTGCACCTTGATCGTTAACACCAGTTAAAGCCTTAGTAATAGTAGGATCATTTAAATTAACAGCATTAGGATCAATTTCAAGAATAGAAGCCATAGATTGAATATAAGGAGAAGCAGCTTGTTTAGTTGTTAAACCAGCATCAATCTGTCCAGCAAAACCACCATAACGAGATTTAGCGGTATCACGGATAGTGTTTTGAAAAGTATCTAAACTTTCACGACCTTCAAGAACAGACTTAGCAGCATTAGTATACCAGTCATCATTATATGCAATACCATAAGCATTAGCGTATTCACGTAAATCATCAACGGCTTTAGCAGCCTCACCAGTAGTACCCTCAAGTCTACCCTTACGAGCAACTTCCTCAGCAAGAGTTGCGGCATCCCAACCTTGTTGAACTGATTGTGTTGCAAGATTTTTTATTTCTCTATCAGAAAGTTTAATACCATACCTAGTTGCTGTACGTTGAACACTACGAACAATGTTAGATAATGATTGTGCACTAGCAGCAATATCAGGATTATTTAAAGCATCAGTAGCCAAAACAACATCAAGGTCAACATCTGCACGTTGCGCTCTAGCAATAGCAGATTCCCAATCATCTTGGGTTTTACCTGTAGCTCCACCTGCTTTAAGTAAACCAACAAGACGATTATATTCAGCAGTTTTACCTGAATATTTTAATTCAATTAAATAGTTAGCGGCTTGTGTGCCAGATTCAAAAGTTATTCCACCAATTTTAACAGGAGCCATTGGGTCAAGTTTTGTACCATAATAACCTAAATCAGAAGTACCATAATCACTAGGTTTTTTATCCATAGAACCAGGTGTGCTGGTAGGAACTCTAGGACCTTGAACAGGACCAGTAGTAACTTGTATTTTATCTGTTTTTCTAACAACACCAATAGGACCAGTTGGACCGGTGCTACTTGTTTGACTTCTAAATGTAACCATTATTCTCCGAGTAACTGTCTAATGTCAATAATAGGATCCCCAACAAGGTACCTATTAGCAAAATCAGCAAAATAAGTATTACTTTGCGCTAAATCAAAAACAAAAGCCTCATACTGCATACGTATCTGCTTACGCCTAGGACTATTTGCTGGAAGGGTATTCCATTCACTGAAAATAGAATCACGACCATCACGCCAAACCTTTACAGTATTCCATAAAGATTCTTCAGGTGCAGATTTTTTAACATCAGATAACCATTGTTCATTATCCAATGCAACATTGATAAGATTAATATTCTCATTAAAAGTATCATTCATATTACCAAACGTTTCAGCCCAAGCAGAATTACGTGTAATTAAACCATCTTCAATATTATAAATCTGATCACGATACCAAGCACGAATATCAGAATTAGACATTGCTGTTAAAGATTTACTTGGGCGACCAGCAAGATAAGTATCACGTTCTTTACTGATACGGTCATACTCGCGCCAACCATCTTCAATCTGTGCATCTGCCTCACGTTCAGCAAAAGTTTTAGTACCTTCAAATATTGGAATACCACCAACATCAGAAATTTTAAGATTAGCTGAAGCAGCAGGTGAATAATCACCAGGGACAATAGGGTTAAGAATCATACCAACAGATTCAACTCTTTGTTGAGGGTTTTTAGCAACCCATTGATTTAGCCATTCATAAGAATTTAATCTACGAACAGCTTCTTGTTCAGGTGCAACACTTGCTTTATATTTAGTACCACTGATAAGATTACGAACAGCCTCTTCACCATATAACAAAATAAAATCTTGTAAAGCAGCTTGGTATGGTTGAACACCTGGTTTGTCCGCTAACAGTTGTGGGTTGTTAACATAGTTTAATTCAAGTCTGTCAAATTCATCACGGTATATAATTGATGTTGGTTGTTCTGTTACAGAAAATGGTGAGAATAGTTTTTTAACTAAACGCCAACGCATAACTTCTAAAGTTAAATCAATAGATTCATTTTCTGTTGGTTCTTCACCATCAGGATTGTTTAATTCCCAATTAACACGGCGAGCAGTATGAATAGACCACAATGTTGAAGCAACAGCGTCTTTACGAAATTTTATATTTTCTTTATCAAATCTTACATCAAGTTCTAAACCAACAAGTTGAATAGCACTTTTTATACTTCCGGCAACAAACACTTGTTCAGCAACATTAGAAACAATAGAAGAAGTTAAACCAATAGCGGTTTTACTTTCAGAATCTTTAGCAGCAGGAAGAACACCACGTGGTACACCACCAAAAATAAGTTGGTTATAAAGTTTTTCACCAACAGCATTTTTAATAGATGTTTCAAGTTTAGGAAACTTTTGAATAGCAGTATTTAAAGCAACTTGTCCAAGCCAGTTAGGGCTTGCGCCACCAATCATAAAGTTTAATTGTTGGGTATTCATTTTGTGAACAAATGGTTGAGCAGTACCAGGTTTGTTGAAGAAAGGTAAAACAAGATATGTTGTTTTGTTTTCTTCATCAGCTTGTTCAGGTGTTATTGCATTACCGTCTTCATCAATAACCATACCTGCAGCCCAAGGAGAAGTACGTATTTGTTCAAGAAGAGCAAAGTTGTATGGGTTTGCTAATCCTGCTTTAACCCAATATTTAATTGAGTTAAACATAGCACTAGGAAAACCAAGAAGGAAACGTGAATAGTATTGAACATTGTTCATACGTCTAATTGCGTAAAAAGTATTTTCTACTTGCTTTAAAGCGTATTCTTGTGAAAGTGGACGTATTTGGTTTTGCCACATATCAGAAGTAATTTCAATGCCATTACGTTGAGCATTTTCAACAATCATTCTGGTTGCTTCATTGCCATAAAATCTACCATAAGGGCTGCGAAATAAAACAGATTCTGGTTTTGCTATTGCTCTGAAACCAGCATTTACTCCTTGTTGGTAAAGTTCAACAAGACCCAAACTGAGAATACCGTCAACATCAACATCAAGAGTTGGTAAATCTTTACCTTTTAAAAGTTCTTGTGCACGTTTAACATTAATAACATCTTTAGTTTCAACAATTTCTTTTTGTATTGTTTTATCTTTAACAAGATTATCAATAAGTTCACGTGTTTTAACAATAATGTTTCTTGCAGCAGATTCACTTAAATCAAGATTTTTACCAACTTTACCACCAGTTTCACCAGCGGCTACACGATAAAAATCACTAAACTTACCACGTGCTGCTAAATCACGAAGCATATAATCAAGGATTTCATTATCAGATAATCCTTGCATTACACGACTAACTAAAGGATCATTACGTAAGATTTGTATTTGTCTTGCGTAATCTCCCCAATATCTATTGATAAGTTTTTTGTTAACAGTAGATGTTGTAGGATTTATTGGAATAGTATTAAAACTTGTTTTTGGTACTCGTTCAAATGCACCTGGTTGTGTTACGTTTGCAAGTGTTAATGCTGGATCTATTTCTTGGCGTAGTGCTCCACCACCAATAACATCATAACCTGTTGCATCAAGTTGTTTATAAACATATTCGCCAGTATCAGAATCTAAAACCCTTGTAGTAAAGTTATCTTTACCATAAATTTGTGGCAAAGTAGCATCTTGCACACGACCAAGAATACGAACAAAAGGTTCAAAAATAGAGTTCTTAGGAATATAACCTGGGCGAATAAGAACCGCTGCAGAAAAAGCGCGTTCAAAAGCATCAGCACTAATTGACATCATATTTAATTTAGCTCTAATTGCTAAAAGAGAACCACCTTTAATTTGTTCTCTTAAAACATTTTCGAGAACACGCATATCAAGCATAGGTACTTTACCAACAAGAGTTGCTTTAATATTTTCATCAACAGCAGTTACTTCAGCACCATCAGTTTGCTTAGCAATCATACCATTATCAGTGTTAGCAATTTTTTCTTGAATGCCATCACGTTTAGCAATAATGCGTGACATTGCATTAGCAACATCAATATCAGTGTTTTTTAAACCTGCTTTTTCAGCAATATCTTTAGCAATAAGTTTAGCGGCTGATACTTCAATACCTTTAAGAATTTGTGCACGGGAAACTTCATCAGCAGGAGCAGCTAACCATTGTCTTATAGCATTTTCACGAAAGTTTTTATATTTTTCTTTACGAAGAATAGGTGATAGTTGTAGTGTTGCAGATATTTCTTCAATGCTGTCCATTGGACGTAAACCTGTAAGTTCAACATAACCACGTGGACGAAGACGTGTAGTTGCAAGAGTTAAAATACGGAAAGGTCTTAATGCCCCTCCACCAATAATGTTTTCTTGTATTTGGTTTGAACCTTTTCCAAGAAGACGTTCAGTTTTTACAGATGTTTTTAAACTGTTTAACTGTTCAACAAAACTAAACTTTGAAGGTGCCCAAGTAACGTTACCTGCACCAATAGAAACTTTACTGTACCAGTCTTGCCAATTACCTTTAAGTGTATCATTACGTTCAATAATGTCATCTAAAACACTTTTAAGTTGAACACCTTCATCAGGTGTAATAAGTTCATAAGGATTGTCAATCTTTTCAAAAGGAAGAGCAGATTGCATATCTACAGGTTGTTTAGATAAAGATAAAGCATCAATAACAGAAGGTGCTTTTGCTGCAAGTCTTTGTGCTGCTTGAACAGAACCAAGTTCAGCAAGAACTAAATCAGTTGTTTCATCAAGGGTTCTTGTTGCGGCACCAAGTTGTGAAAGAAGACGAGGATTATGTGAACGTGCAACAACTGGATTAGATAATAAATCTAATGGATCTTCTTTAGTCCACATATCAAGAATATGTACACCGATACCATTTTTAGGTTTAACAGCAGCAATATCTAAACCAGAATCAAGTTGTGTTTGAATATCTAATGCTGCATCTGCCGCATCAGTTTCAAGACGTGTAATAGTTTCAGCGGATAAAGGTTTACGTGTTAACTGTGATGATTCTCTTAAACCTTTAAAAAGAAAACCTGAACCTAAACTTGTAACAACTTCTAAACCAATATCAGTTAAACCAGTAACTGCTTGATACAAAGGGCTTTGTTGTGCTTGTTCACGTTGTTTTTCATCAAGAATATTATAAGTTGGATTAAGCATAGGTAAAAGATTATATAAATCTGAATAACCTTTTTTAGCATTCTCTGTACCAATTTTATTTGCTAAAAGATTACCTGCAACAACACCAATTTGAACCTTAGGGTTTTGTCCTTGTTGATAAAGAAAAGATTCACCATAACTAATACGTTCAGCTGCTTTTTTAGCAGTTTCGCGAGGAACATTTATACCTTTAGTTTGATATGTTTCTTGAAGAAAACTACCAGATAAAGGTTCACGAACAACTTCTTCAAAAGCTTTATCAGCTGCGGCAATAACTTTACCAATAGGTGAAGTGACTATATCAGAAACAAAAGGTAAAACTTTTTTTGTTACAGTGTCACCTATAAAAGCACCTACACGGTTGTTAGTTAAATAATCAGTTAGAGCACCCACAGTGTTATGCTCCTTCTGGTCTAGTCAAAATTTCTAATAGTGCATTAAATTCGTTGTCAGCAAGATTAGGTGTACGTGCTAAATCAAAAGCAACGGAACCCATAGGGAAACCTAAAGTTTGTAAAGCTGTATCAAAACGTTCAGAAAACTGACTCATCTATGAAATACTCTTTAAATATTGTATAAATCCACGAAATGTATTAGAAGCAGATGGATCATTAGCCATCTGTTCAAGGGAAGGTAAGTATTGCACAAGGCGTTGATTATCTTCTACAAGTTGTTTATTAAAAGATTCTGCTGCACTTGGTCCAAGTGCTTCCATTCCTGGACCTGCACCCATTGCTGCACCAGATGTTACTGGTTCGTTTGGTCGTGCTGATGGTTCATTTAAACCAATAATTGGTTGTGAGGCTGCGGCTGATGCGAGGCCCGAAGGCATACCTGATTGTTCAATACTCGGAGCCGCAGCCAAAGGAGCAGATTGTTGCGCTTGCATCAATGCTTGTCCTTCTCCATAAGGGAGACCTGGAACGTACTTGGCTGCTTGTGTAGCGTCACCGCTTTGACCATTACCACCACGCGCATTAACATTCATAGGATTGTTTTGCGGTGCTGTAGGTCTCATTCCACCTCTTGCCATTTATATACGTCCTTAAATTAATTGTTTACTTTCCAGCTTTTTTTGGTGGTTTTCCACCTTTTGTACCAGATGGTTGTGCAGAGAACATTGTCTTTGACATACCTGGTTTTGCAATACTTGGAACACCAGATTTTTTAACTGGTTGTTCGTATGCTTTTCCAGCAGAACCTTGGTTTGCTGGCTTCTTGCCGCCACTAAATGACTTCATTTGTTTCCTTTTCTTAGCCCGCAGGGACCATTCTTGTCACGCTACTAGATAGCGTGGGTTTACCAGAACCGGTTAACCCGGCTAGTAAAGATTGTAAAGGTGGTCTACCACCTGGTCCCACTTGTCCTGGCACCACACCACGTGGACCACCAGTTATTGCACTTAATCCTGAAGCACCACCGGAGGGAGCCTCACCTGCGGAACCGGGGACGGGTTGTTCCATACCAGGGGCTGCAGCCTCAGCAGAAGGTGGCGGTGCCTGAGGGGCAAACGCTTCCGCGATTACCTGCTCTATAGGTTGACCTTTTTGTCTACCCGCTATAACTGTTGCAATACGTGAAAGAATCTCACCAGGATCTTGACCCTGTGTAGCTAATGATGGAATCGCTTGAGCGTATCCACTTATTGCTGCAACGAGTGAATCGCGCAGTTTTTCTATTTCAATTTTTTGTTCTTCTTGTGTAACATTTATTTCCCAAGGCATCTGACGGCGGAGGAAGTCGCGGGAAATTAATTGGTCTCCGCGCGCTTGGAGTCCGAATACCAAAGCCTGGTTGGGGTTTAATCCGGCCATCAGTCCATAGGTGATATCAACCGTATAATCCCCATCAATGTCTTTCTTAGGGGTATAGGTGATTTCATAAGGTGCGCCAGCATCTACGCCGCGCACAGTCTTTTCAATATTACCGAAAAGTTTTTCATCAAGTTCAAAGCAAAGTTCAAATACTTGTTTTAATGCTTCAGCTAAAACTGATTGCGCTGTTTTAACTTGTGTATCAAATCCACCCATAAGGGCTTCAACACCACGACCAGTAACAATAGAACCTTGGCTTACACCTTGGCGACCTTCAGGGTAACGTGCACCCATACGCATTTCTTGATCAAGTATTGCTGATTCGGTAAATAATCCAGGGGGCACATTTAAATCAACACGTCTAATCTTTTCAGGAGATGCAGAACGTATAGTTGCGTCAGGTCCCATTTCAAGGACGTTAACATCTGCTGGCAGCGCAAAAGGTGCCTGAACAGATTTTTGTGCCGCCTCAAGTTGCAAAGTAGCAAAACGGGCACGTGCGACTTGTACCCAAAGAACATCATCAAATTGTCCGCGTTGTTGCTCATCAGAGTCAACACCAGGACGGACAGCGAAAACAACATTAAGTTTACCAAGAGGATTCTTAGCACGTTGCAAAACGTAGTTTGCGCGTTCAGGTAAGAAAAGAACTGTTTCATTCTTATCCATATAGCGCACAAGTTGTATTGGGCGCATAGAACCACGTTGTTCAAACTTACCAAGAATTACGGATTCGTATTCTGGAAAATCGTTAACAAGATCTTGTGCGGCTTTAATGTAAAGTTTTGTGTAAGACAACAAACGACCAAAGCGGTCAAACTCAGGATAAGAGTTAATAGGGTTATCAATGCGGATACGTGGGGCATTGTTTTCGTAATCAGCTTCAACAATAAAAGGCAAAGCACCGAAAGTAATATATCTATCGGCACCGGTAAACATTTCAACTTGCAAACGTGAAGTGTCGCGGTAGCCGGCAGCAATCATTGTTCTTTTGTCGGCACGGGTACGTGCACGGTCAGATACAGCGTTAGTTGCTGAACAGTTAATAGCTGGCAGTGGTGCGATCACTTCAGCGATGTCGCGTGCGGCAACGTCAATAAAGTTTGCCACCATAGGTTTAGGGTATTCTGCTGGAAACAAACCAGGGAATACTTGGTTTATGTTTCCTTTACGTACCTCAAGTACGTCACCCCAACGGGCATCACGGTTTGCGTAACGCTGTTTTAGTTGTTGATAGGCGTTAGCAATATCTTCAATCTTTCTTGCCACATTAATCCTTTAGTATAACTTTTTAGGTTTACTTGCTTTATCTATTGCTCTTTTATTAACATTTTTTTGACGAGAAGCAGTTTTACCACGTTCTGCTTTAGCAGTGTTAGTAGAACCTCTAGGAACTTGATAAGTTTCAGAAGAAGGATATTCTGTTTTCCAAGGGGTTATAAATTCTTTTTTATCAAATTTAGTATAAACTGACCTATCATAAGGTTTACCAAGTTCTGTTTGTGATTTACGTTTATCTTTAGATGCTTTATATTCTTTAGTCATTCTGTCAAGAGTTGCGTATTTTCTTTCACGCATTCCAAATGTTACATCTGATTCACCTTTAGGTAAACGTTTAGTTGTACTTGGTGATTTTTTAGTTGTATTTGATTTTTTAACTGGACTTGATTTTTTAGTTGTATTTGATTTTTTTGGTCTTATTGCCATATTAGTACCATCCTGCGTTAACAGCACGCTGTTTGCGTGCATACTCTTCCAAATCAACAACCTGTCGTTTGGCTAAATCAATTGGTGTAGCAAAAGGGTTACGAACCCAAGTCTTGCCATAACTTCCCTGCTGATTCACATAATCCCTTAACTGGGTTTCAGCAAACCATAAAGCCATCGGACCATCCTGCTTATTCTTTGTACCAGGAGACCAAGTAATCAGTTGTTCAATAAGTGCTTTAACACCCTCAGACTCCGCTCGCGGAAACTCAATAAGAGCATTCCTAGCTGGCTTACCATCAGGACCATAAGAGCCAAACAAAGTACCAAGAGAAGCGACCCCGTATTCAAGGTCCATCTTGTTATTGCCCGTGTAATGTTGTACAAGACGAATACCCCTTGATTGCAAGAAAGCATTAATTTCTTCATCGCGAGTTAAAAACAATTGGAAAGCGTTCTTCTCAATAACCCAAACCGCAGGTTTATATTTCTCAGTCCAAGTAAAAATTATTTCACGAATACGTTGAGGTGTAGGAGCAGGCATACGGCTGGCATCCAACAAATAACGTTTCTTAGTATTACGATCACCACTGATAGCAACAGTGAAAGTGTCCCCAGACATTGCAGGGTCCATAGCACAAACAGTATAAAAACCAGAAACATCAGCAGGATAACCTGGGGCACCCGCAACAAGCGGACCACACCCACGCATACCATTAGCTGCGGCACGAACAAGTTCAGCAGAAAACACAGACTCAGATTCAACATCTTGCTGCTGGTAAACCATAGCCCAAGTTTTAGCATCCAAAACTGAGCGGCGTTGCTTTAGTCTAGTTCCATCCCATCTAGGGAAGAGGCCGTCTTTATCAGGATCCACAGGATCCCCAGACCAAGGCATATCAGACTTAGGCCAAAGAGTAATCCAATTTTCAGGTTTCTCATCAAACTCCAAAACTGCTGGCATCGCCAAATAAGTCCAAGGAGACTTACCCTCAGGATACCTGTCATTAGTGCGAAGCTCACGGTACATATCAATCGGGTCAACCCGTGTACCAACAATAAGAAGTTTACCGGTAGGACCAATACGTGTTAAGACTTCCTGTTGAATCCATCTAATCTGTTTCTCGTACTCACCAGAGTTAGACAAAGTCACACAGTCATCAAGAATAATCAAGTCGGCGCGGGCACCGTAAATTTGCCCACCAATACCAAGAGCTTGCAAGGTTGGGTCTTTTTCGCCGGACTCACGTTCAATATAAATTGCGTCCTGGGTCCACTTATCAGAAGTGGCCTTAAACCCATCAGCCGGTGCAAACCTACGTTGAAGGTCCACATAAAAGGGAGAAGTTAATCTTTGCTTCACAGCATACAAAAACTCTTTAGCCATAGTCTGTGTCTTAGACACAACCTTGATACGCACATTAGGATCAACACAAATCCTGTAGGTAATGTAATCAATAGACACTGTCATTGACTTGGCGTGCTCAGGAGGCATATTAACTAACACATAGTTTTTAATACCCTGCTCAAAAAGCATAGAAGGATGCAACCAAGAAGGAGACTTATCCTCAATCAAATCAATAATGTTCTGCTGATGGGCAAACGTCTCAGACTTCATAAACTCTTTACGAAAATCCCTAAAAGACATATTCTTATCTTCATCAGAGATTTGGCCACCCCTGGCTTTAAGGGCGCGGACAAGTTTAACCTCACGGTCAAAATCGGGGTCAGACTTAGTATAATAATAAAACGTCTTACTGGACTTACCAACAGCTTTACAGGCATCCTCAACAGAGAAACCCTTGGCTATCATCTCAAGCAGCCTGGACTTAGACTCAGTAGAATCAAGAGTCTTACCTGCTGCAAGTCTTAAATGGAGACTGTCCTGCTGTTTAGGCATAAGACTAGAAACTCCTCTAGGTAAAAGAATGGCCCGTCATAACAACTCATAAGGTAAAAAAATTTTTGTAAAAACCCCTAAGGAGCGAACCGAATGTAGTGAGTGAGCGACCTCGCTTCGCTTAGTCGCTGAGCGGAACGCCAGTGAAGCGAAGCTATCGGCCCTTCAGGGCCTCAAGCTCGGTAGAGGGGCGGGGCTTTAAAAAGCCCCTCTACTATATATAAGGGTGGGAGTTTACAATTTCTCCCGCACCCTGTTTGACCTGCACAAACACCGCCGTTTCTTGACACCCGACACGCCAAGATCGTACAAAACCAACCCACCAAGGTTTAGAAAAAATATGTGGAAAGAGAGTGGATGGGTGTGTGCGCGCGTAGTTAAAATCCTCGGGTCATAGATGTAAGTCTTAACCTATACTAGAGGGTTAGGGTTTACGGGGGGCGTGCGTGGGGGGCATAGTGCCCCTAATTCTAGGCATATATCTATATTTACAGGACGCGATTAGTTATTTATATATAGTTATGAGGGCTAATCGGGCGACTGTCTTAGTGGGTGTTTGTGGGTGTGAGTGGGGGCGTTTTGTTGGGCGTTTGGGTGTGGGTTTGGGGATCGGTTGGGGTTTGTTGTTGGTGTGGTTGTTGTGGTTTGTGGGGTTGTTGTGGTTGTTGGGGCTGTTGGGTCGCGTGGGGTAGCTTTATAACGATTTGGTAACGATTTGAGATTTTGGTTGTTTGGGGTTGTGTTTTGTTTGGTTGTGTGTCTATCATTGTAGTTGTGATCATTAGGGGTCACATTAGAAATGAGGTAATAAAATGCCAGAAATTATGTTTATTCCGATCGGCTTTGATATTCCAAAACAGATGAAAGAGTGCGCCGATTGTGGCGTGCGCTTTGATGCGTTGGCTAGTGTCGGGGGCGTTAAGTCTGTTGTGTGTTCCGATTGTTGGGTGAAATAATGAAAGATGAAATTAAGTTATCTAGTGAGGCATTAAACGATAGGGCACGCGCTAACTATGAGACCTTGACTAACTTTTTTAATGTTGAGGAACAGGCTTGGCAGTTGGCTGTTTTGGAATTAGCCCTTGAGACTTTGGGGGTTGATCCGTCTAAGTTGTTGAAAGATCACCCCGAGGAATACTGTTGTGGTAAGGGGGATCACCCCGAGGATTTTGTGAGTTGTTGGTGCTGTAATGGGTTGTGCGTTTGGTGTAACGATTAGGGCTAGTTGTGGGTTGATTGACACCGGCCGGATTTTGTCCGGTGTCTTTCATCTCGCAATTACAAAAAAGCTAAAACCTTTTTGTGGTATTGTGAGGACAACGAGAACGCGTAGGGTGCGCGATCTCTTAGGGAATAGGAAAGAGTTAAAAAATGGATACTAAACAACAAAATTGTGCCGATCGTATCGGGGCAGAATTAAAGGACAGGGCCGACTATGTAAAGGGTCTGTTGAGTGGTAGTGATGATGATTTAGAGGCGTTGAATAATTTGCCTCTATGTATTGAAACCAAACAGGAAACCACTATTACATTGTCAACGGGTGGGCCGGCCGATTATTTGCACATTACGCACGACAATGGCGAGGTGTTGCGTGTTGTGTATCGTTTCTCGGATTGGTTTGATACGGCCATAGTGGAATTAGACGAAACTAATCCATTGTGGGATTATGCCGAGAACGTGGTTAATTGTCTCTAATAAGTCAAGGTTGCCCCCAATCGGTGAGCGTTGGGGGTTTCCTTGATCGCTTAGGGTGAGCGATTAGATAGATGAAAGGGTGAAAGATGATAGCAGAAAAGAACAAAGAGGGCGCGTGGGTTGTGTCCGACATTGTCGGGGGCTATTGGGTAACGCGTAGGTATTACTACTACACAAAGCGCGAGGCGTTGGCTATGTTTAGACGCGAGGTGTTGGCTAATGCGTAACGATAACGCGCAACTTACCCCGAGGGGCGAGCTTTTTGTGGACATTGTGAACGCGTTACTTATGATCGCTATGGGTTACGCGATTTTGAGGGCGTTCGCTGTAATTGTGGTTAAGTTGGGGCAATTTTTGGGGATTGCATAGGTTTTATTGAATAGATGGCGCGTGCCCCTAACACGCGCTATCGCTTATTGAAAGGGATAAATGGGTATGAGTGGGCAACGACAACGAGCTAAATTGCGTGTGGGGACAACGATAACGCGCGAGGACGGATCGCACCCGTATATTATTTGGTGCGCTAAATGCGAGACGATAACCTATGCCGTGAGCGCACGGGGTTATATGTTTTATAAAGAGGCTACAAGGTTAGCGCGTAAACATAGGTGCTAATTGTTATCAAATTGTTATCAAAATGTGCTTGACGGCGAGGACAACGCGCAACAATAATGGGTTTAGTGGCATAAGCTACTAATTAGGAAAGGGCTAGGGATAGCAGATGAAAGTTAAAGATGTAATAAAAAATATGCAAAACTATAACCCCGAGGACGAGGTTGTGATTTTACATTGGACAAAAGATATTTTTGATGATGAGGATAACCCGATCACTGATGAGGTTTGGTCTAAAGTTGTTAAGACTTTAGATGATACAAGTAATCTTGATTTCGCTAATCAGGTTATTAGTGATGAAATCCTTGATGTGTTGAGGGATAACGAGGTGAACGCATAATGAACCAATACCATTATGTTGTTGTGTTTGATGAGGCAACCGGCTGGCGCATTGACCCTTGGACAGAGGAAGCTAGGTTTCCTGACGGCACAATCTATGACACCGACACCCATAGCTGGGAGTCAGGTTATCAAGGTGAGGGAATATTTTTTGATCGCGAGTGCGAGATTACCTCACAACTTACTATCGCATTAGATAAACTAAGTAAGGTGCGTGCGTAATGTCGTTTCATTGTGCTAGATGTTTAACACCCGTTGTATATACAAATGTGTCCGAGGGTTATTTTGCTGTATGCCCTGAGCACGATGAAGATTTGTATAGCATTGAGGTTGGTTGGTGTTGTGATTATTGTGGTAACGAATTATGTAGCTGTAAAGACCCTGATATGAACCCTAGTTCACCTTTCTATGGGCAGGTGTTGTAATGATGTTTGATCCTATCACCTGCCACGGCCAAAGCTGGGGTAATTATTGTTTGGTGTGCGAGGAAGAAATGTTAGAGCAACACGCTAAAGAAAATGATGTTGAACGCGAATACGAAAAGGAACAGGTATGACAACAGAGGAACGCCTAGATCGCATTGAAGCTATGCTCAGGTTCATTATTCGTGAGCTTACTTATATTCCGGAGACAGAGAATATGCCGGAGAAGCCTAACCTTGTGAGGGTGAAATGAGTTTTGTTTATGAGACAACACCTTACGGGGTTAAACAAGTTGGTGACAAGTTTGTTGTGCACCAATTTTGGTGGAACGAAAATGTGTCTGATTGTTTTGATACACGCGAGGAAGCTGAACAACAATCTATAAGTTTGGCTAAGGATAATGGTTGTCTAGTTAAAGTGAGGATAAAATGAGCAAAGCGTATAGAGGAACAGCTAGGGTTCGCGTTACTGTTGAGGCTAATAGTAGCGAGGACGCTTATGTGTTGATTACTGACAGGCTTGAGTCTGCTAACGATTACTTGGACGATTATGACAGCGTTGATGTTCAAGAGATCTAATAAAGATAGTTATGGGGTTTGCTATGTGTGTAGTAAATCTTGGTATTGTAGTTGTGATAACGAGTGCAACAAGGAGGAAACGAAATGAAAGAATATAACATAGATTACAAATATGTTATTTGTTTTAATGTTGTTGAAGAAAATGAAGATAAGGCTAAGGAATTAGTTGAGAAGAAAATGGACAACTTGTTAAATAAACTTAACGAGGACGCTGAATATACAGGTAAAGATAAGGGTGTTTGGTTGTCTGATGTTCTTGAGGCAGATGTGACGTATCTACAAGAGGAGACATATGAGTCTGTTGCTATGTGAAATATGTGAAGTGAACACTAAAACTTATCTTCAGGGTAAATGGTGTGATGATTGTCGTGACGATTTTAAGACAAGTGAGGACGACAAGTGAACAAGGATATAATGTTGGAACTAATTCAGAGCGAATTAAGTGCTGAGTGGGGTAGTGAAACTTTTGCTAATGCTGCATTTGTTGGTATTTTATCAGGTCTTGTTAATGAAACAGAATTAAAAGAATACATAACAATGAGAGGGTGGGATAAATGAATACAATATCAATAACAAGTAAATTAAGTGACAACGAACTAGAAGTGCCGTTTATATACGAGGTGCACTCTATCCAAAAAGCATTAGATATTATTCAAGAGACAATAAATCTTGGTGCTGAAATAAGTGAGGTAGTAATTAAATGATTGTTGAGTTGCTCATATCGTTTGGGTTTGTGTTGTTGGCGTTCCTTGTTTGGGGGCAAAGATGAAGCCACCTAAACACATTGTTAAGTTAGGCAAAGAAGCTGTTATGTTATGGAAACTACAACAAGCATTGGGGAAACAAGTTGCAACTGATAGCAAAAGACTATTGGCAAAGGGCGTTGTGCGCTGAGGTTGATCCTGAATTATTCTTTCCCCGAAAAGGACAATACCTTGAAGCGCAAAGCGCGAAAAGATTATGCAACAGGTGTGAACTTAAAACAAAGTGTTTGGAGTTTGCGTTGAAAGACCCTGAGTTGAAAGGTATTTGGGGTGGCACAAGTGAACAAGACAGATACAGGATCAGGAATAGGAGTGGTAAATGGAGTTAAGATTTATTGTAGGTATGCTCATAGTTAGCATAGGTTTCGCACTTATGTTACCTGCTGAAAAACCTTTACAAAAGGACAACGACAACGCGCGTTTCAACGACTATGTTTCATCACCTATCAAAGTGCAACAACAACGCGCACCTATGACAGCTAGAAGTTACGCTCGTTCAATGGTGTCAGATAAAGAATATGAGGCGTTGCACGAACTTATTGATCGTGAGTCTAAATGGGATAGTGACGCACAAAACCCTAAGTCCACAGCATACGGGTTGGCACAATTTGTGGACAAGACTTGGGACTTGGTTGAGATTGAGAAGTCCGGCGATTATCGTATCCAACTTATCGCTGCACAAAAATATGTTATGATGAGATACGGAAGTTGGGTTAAAGCTCTTGAACATCACAAGCAATATGGGTGGTATTAACGAACACGAATTGTTTGTGTTGTTAAAGAAAAGGTTGTTTCCTGATCTTGAAAAGTTTGATGGCACATTTCATAATGCTGATTGTTTTAGCTTTGAGGACAAACTATATATTGAGTTGAAGTGTAGGCGCACCCATTATGATGAGCTGATAATTGAGGAATACAAATATGAGCGTCTTGTTAATCTTGCTATGGACTTAGATTATAGTCCGGTGTATGTTAACTCTACACCAAAAGGTGTGTGGGCGTTTAATCTTGGTATATTGTTGCCACGCTGGGAAGATCGTGACAATTTACCTGCAACAACAGAGTTTGAGAACACACAAAAGGTTGTTAAAAGTGTTGGTTATTTGAATATTA